ATGGCAGGCTACAACGGATATTCAAAGTCAAACAACGCAATCGCCGCTGAAGAAGCGGGACTAGTCACCCTATCGAAAATCACGAAGACTTGGCTCACTGAAAACGGTATCGAAGAATCGGTGAAGTTCGTTAAGTACCTTATCAAGCTAGGTATCATCGTTGCAGACGAATGGCACCACACCTCAAAATTCTACAATCAAACAAACTACTACAGCGCCGAAACAATCCGTGAGGAACTCGAACTCCGTAAGGAGCACAAGGGGAAAACTGGAATCAGTTTCTACGAAGCCTTACAACAGGGGTACACAGAAAATTTAACCGATCTTTTCGATATTATCGCAATCTTCAACGGGACAAACTAACAAGGAGCGCAGATGGATCACAAAACAGCCCACACGCTCATTAGTATTATGGGCATCGAATATGCGGATATAGCCGCAGAGCTTGGCAAGGGGGTTCGTACGGTCGCGGGCTGGATGCGAGGCGAAAACGAAACGCTACCGTTTTATTTTGAAGAATGGCTCAACGCCCGCTGGGATGAGTTCCGCGCCGAGATAAAGAATTTCATTCTCGATGCCGCGGCGTACGATACGGTGGTAATCGGCAGGAGCGCGCCGGATGATGTGCCAGATGGTGAGTTCCAGGCGATGCGTCGAGCGCAGATAATTGCGTGTGAAACTGTTGATAAATCTTGGGTTGATGGAAAGTAGGAGTTATGACTGGTGCGAAAATGCGTTTGGTGCGAATGGCTCTCGGATATTCGATGGCTGAATTTATTTCTGAGATGCAGGCGGCGTGGCCGAAGGCGGATCGTGAAGCGGTTCAACGGTGGGAGCGCGGTATCTGGGAAATCCCGGACGTTGTCGCCGAGCATGTCGAGGGGCTTTGGACGCGGATGATGTTTAAAATCGACGCTGCACTCAATGAGCTGGACGATTTAGCCGAGGAAAGTATCGAGCCGGATGCGGTTGATTTGACGATTTTTGCCACGCCGCAGTCTTTGGAGAAGGCTCATCCTGGCATGGGATGGAATCAGCATACTGCGCAGGTTGGTTTGATGGCTGTTGCTTTGGAGTCGTCTGGGTATGAGGTGCGTGTGTCTTACGCGCCTATCGAGAAGTGATACGTATCACATGGATGTGATTGATGTTCAGCTTGCGTCCGCATTCTGAATGCAGTACACTATAAGTGTAAGGCAAAGAGAGGCAAAGCCTCCAAAACAAAAGGAGCCAAAATGCGATACGCAACCGAAGCACAAATCAAATACATCGAATCACTCGCAGCCCGCACCGGATACGCAACAATGCGCAAACTCGCCTATGACGCACACATCCTCATCGACGACATCGAAGACCTCACCACCCGTGAAGCCTCAACCGTCATTGATCTACTCAAAGACGAAATCGCGGACTCAACCGTCGAAGCCTCAACAAACGACGAATACTCCTACAGCGAAGCACAGTTCGAAGCAATGTTCGACTGCCTCGACTGCTAAAAACAAAAATAAGCCCCGTCCCCTCCACGCTGGAGAATACGGGGCTTATTTTTAATGGAGTTCATCGTTCAAAGCGTCAAAGCGTGCAGTCACACGCTCGATAGATTCACGATTCCGGCCCGCTGAACGCTCAACATTCGTGATCCGCTCAGCGTGATTGGAAAGATCCCTGCGGACTTCCCCTACTTGGTGGCTCACAGACTTCACAACGTCGTTTGTGTGGTTTTGTGTGAGCTGGAATTGCTTCATCATGCCGTCGTGTTCGCTGAGCTTTAATTCGATGCGGTCAGCAACATCACGTAAAGACGAGCCGTGATTGTTTTTCAGTTCTTTCGTCTGCTCTTGCATTTCTGCGAGCTTACGCGACGTTTTCCGGCTTTCCCTCATGTTTTTGTAGTTAGACCAGGCACTCGCGCCGATGAATCCTAGAATGGCGAGGAATTGGCCGAGGCCTAAGAGCATTGGATGATTCGCGGCGAGTTCATTCATTGCCACCGCCTTCGCGCATCGCATGCTTACCAGACTTTGAACCCTTATCGGTAGCCATCGGATCAGCAATTGACGTTAACACCGAGAGCAAGGTGGCTGTGGCGGCGACGCCGAGCGTCGCGCCCCAGTTGATTTCCCAGAGCACCGAGCCGGTGGTGATCATTGCGATCATGGTCTGAGCGGCAGTCTTGATGGCACGCTCAAACGCGCCAGCAACCCAAGTCTTGTTGTAGGTCTTCATCTTTCACTCCTTAGATAGTTCCGTTTTGGTTGAGGCGGCGTTGCATAGCGGCGACCGTGTTTGATGGCCCACCGAGGTAGCCGTCCGGTTGATAGCCGTAGCGTGCTTCCAGCGTGTTCACATCGTTTCGCCCGAAGAATCCATCCGGTGTAGTGCCGATGTGTGCTTGGAACTTCGAGATGAGTTGTGAGCCTTCCGCGTCGTCGCCACGCCATTCCCAGCCGGAAGTGCAGGCGGCCAAGAACGCTTGGTTCGGCGCGTACTGTGAGGAAACGACACCGTCGACTGGCGTGCCGAAGTAGCGTTGGAGATCACGTGTGGTGTTTTCACCCCACCAGCCATCGGGAATGGTCTGGTAGCCGGTAGAACGGGCTTCAGCAACCGCCGCGCCACCGTAGTATGGGCGGGTCACGGCGATAACTGATTCCCAGCCGCGTGCACGCCGATACACGCCACCACCGTTAGACTGTGAACCGCGCGAACCCGCAGAAGTATTACCCTCAATGGTTTGGAGCCATGAGCCGCGATTGACTTCAACGAAACCAACGTGATCGGCCACGCCGTCGCCGTCCCAATCAAAAAAGACCACGTCGCCGGGCTGTGCTGAACGTACTGGGACTGACCTGCCCGCGTGTATCGCGTTATTAATACCGTACGGGCAATAAGCGAAGTCACCGCCGGGATACTCCACGCCAGCCGCACGTAAAACCCACGTCACAAACATGGCACAGTACGGAACGCCGCTGGCGCCGAATGCTGCTCCATGTCGTGTAGCGTAATCACGGCCGTATTTTGTACCGGTGGCCGGGTCATTCCAGCGTGAATAACCCAGCTCAGCAGATGCGATGCGTAGTGTGTTAGTTGGCGTTGTCATAAGTGATCTCCTCGATTTCTGCTACGTCGTCTGGCGTGTTATCGCCGGTGTTGTTTTCGTGGACTAGGCGTGGCTCTGTGAGCGCACGGATTTCTTCTGTATTCATTTATTCCTCCTTGAAAATTGGGTATAAAAAAGCCCACACCATGTGTGGTGAGGGAAGTGAAGATGGGTATAAAAACCCCCACCATGCGTGGTGGGGGTGTTGTGTTACTTGTATCCGATAATTTTCGTTCCAGTTGCCACTTTCTGCCCAAGCTTACGATCCAGTGTTAACTTAATCGAGTTCCAGTCACCAGGCTCAGCAGTACAGTTGTATTCCTGACTATAAATTTTTATAGAAGTGACTTCGAGCCATAAAGGACGCTCGCCTATTTTCAAGAAATTAACGTAAATTACCGTCGCGCTATCCCAATATGTGCCATCGGCAGAGCCTTCAACGTGTACGGTTTTGCCAAAAATCAGTTTGCTACCGAAATAAGCTTTCGTTATTTCACGGCTACCAAAAAACGCTTTCCTTAACTCCATAAGCTCACTTCTCAATCAGATAAAGCGTCGAAGCATCTTTGTAATACACGCTTTCGTATTGTGATTGTGTGCCGATCCAGATTTTCACCGGCGAACTGCTCCGCTGATTGACGATATTTTCGCCCGGCTTACCAGTGGGGCCAGGCTTGCCTGGTTCACCAGCAGGACCAGCAGGGCCAGGGGCTCCTTGAAGTCCTTGCGGGCCAGCTGGTCCGCGCTCGCCCCGTACACCTTGCGGGCCAGGCTCTCCACGCTCACCTTTCAGTGAAGCTCGCTGTTCCGGTGACAATTCCTCGAAAGTCATCGTCCCGTCTCTACCAGCAGGACCCTGAGGACCGCGCAAATGCCCAGACTGCTTGCCAGCCACCGTGAGCACGTCGTCGTCCCATGAGACTGATTCCGCAATAGTTTCGACCTTGCGTACGTTCGCTTCGACAGCCGATGCAGACTTTTGAGCTTGCGATGCAGACTGTTGCGCTTGCTGTGCAGAATCAGCAGACGCTTCTTTCGACGCTGACGCGCTAGAAGACGCATCCTCAGCCTTAACAACGTGCCCCGCCAGTTTCGCCAACTCGGACTCGCCAAGATCAGACACAGCTTGCTTAGCTTTAGCCACGGCTGGTGCTACCGCGCCAGTCACCTGCTCAACACCAGCCTGTGTTGCCTGCTGAATCTTCACATGCTCGGCTTTGACTGCTTGTAAACTCTCGTCAACCTTTGCAGTGGATGCGCGCACTTGAGACTCAAGGCTACCGATCTGCGCCATCAACTCAGTAGCGCGCGCCAAAGCAGTTTTCACGCCCGTAACCGTCTCAGTCTCGACAACCTTGACAACACCGGACTGCCGGTCAATCGGCACAACGGAGGCTAAATCAACGGTTTGTCCTTTCGGCACGCTGATAGTGAATGGAATCCAGCCTGGATAATTCACAGTCACCGTATACCCCCAACCGGCGGGCTCGATACCATCACCGACAGTGGCAAGAATCGTCAGGCTCCGATCATCATCATGACCGAGTAGATAGCCTTCACTATCGACAGCCACCTCAAAAGGTACAGGGATATACACCTTTCCTCCCGCACGCACCATCGACACGGTAGGCTCAAATCGGATACGTAAATCCGTGACCGTGTACGTGTCTGGTGTTGCGCCAGAATCTTCCGCATCCGGATGCGCATACACAATCCTGCCAGTCACCGTGCCGTAAGGCACATCAGCGATTTCGGTTTTAGAAGGCGGTTTCAACTCGATTTGCTTCATCTACCCACACCGCCTTATTTGTGTGCGAGCTCGTACAAGTCAGGAGTCAAGTCCGGTGTTTTATCACGAGTCGAGTAGTGAGCTGCAACCACTCGGTAAACCAGATCGTGATACTGCACAAAATCATCTTCAAGATACGGATGATTCTCGCCATCCCACTCCACCGCGTCATCAACCGGTGCAAGCGGATTCTCCTCAATCAGCTCCATCACTTCCCACTGCGCGCCTACCTCATCAGGGTCAGAATCATTATTCTCAACCAGCGAACGAACCAACTGGCCCTGAGCGTTCTTCACGATCCAGCCCTTGGGATACAATTCAACCGGCGTAGAAGGCTTAACGAACACTGGTGCTTCTTCAGTTTTCTTCGGTGCAGTTTTCACACCATCACGCGCCGTCAGAACCTGCACCTGCAAATTCTCCAACTGTTGCGGCGCGTTAGCCAAAACCTGACGACGGTCACGCTCATCAACAACAAGCTCCCACACTGCGCGGAACTCATCCTCAGAAAGCCCGCGTAAATCCTCGGCAATAATCATCTTCTTTTTAGCCATCATCTCTCCTTAAAATTGGGTATTAAAAAAGACCACCGTTTGGTGGTCTCAAGCATTTTGTGTCTCGGCGGGTTCTTCTCCGTCAGAGCCTTTTTCTTCCAGCTCACTCAGGGCTTTCTCCAGCATCGCCTCAGTCATAATCAGCTTGTGCGTAAGCTCAGCAATCCGCTCCGAGTATTTATTGATAATTGCTTCCGCATCGATATTCATTAATACATTCCTATCTTCTTTAAAATTGATTCCAGTGAAAAAAGCGTATTCCCTTGAATGAAATAAAGGCCGCCAGTGCCAAATGCTATACCGGTTTTTCCCTTCTCTTGCATTAAAGCTGGATAAGACCAGCCGTTGAAATTCGCCAGCGTAAATTTCAACCTCTGCCAAAAATCGTCAGTCGCATCAGTACCACACACGATCGGTAGATCAATATTGATTCCCTTCGCGCCACCATTTGTGTAGCCCCAAGGATCAACACGGAAAACTGAGATGTAATTAGGTGCGTTTTTGTACGGCAGATAGGCCATATCAAGATAAAAGCCCTCATAATCCAAATTCATCGAGATACCACGCCAGCTAGGATTAGCTTTCCAACGCTGATTCGCGAACTGTCCGATATATTTATCGCCATCCCAAAACATGAGCCTACCGTTATCCAACTGCATCGCCTTACGGTTCTGCATGTATGACGTTAGACCGCTCATGTCCATCTGGACGCGCGACGAACTATTAGATGTCTTGATGACTGAGCCGACGATACTTGCACCTTCGATTTTCGCACGTGAAGTAATATTGCCGGAAAACGTCGCTTCACCGTTTGTGCCAATCGAGAAAGTCTCACGATTAGACGAATCAGTAGCTCGGATACGATACCGGTTAATATCAAGATTCGGGCCCTTAAAACCAGCATCCGTAGAAAACATGCGCGACGTTATTTTGCCTGCCATCAAAGATTCAGTCATAAGCTTCTGGATCAAACCAGTGGATGCTTGCACCTTATCCGCAGTCACCGCACCATCAGCAATACCAACCGACCGTATCGGATTATTCGGCGTACCAACCAGAATCTTTCGAGAAACCAGCTCACGAGCAAAAGCACGATCCGCCGCCAGTGCTTGGATAACGCCGTTTTTGAAAGTGTTACCCGGCGATGCCGCTAAACGGCTAATATCCACCTCGGCGGTCTTCAACTCGTCGGCGATCTTTTGACGCGCCGCATCTATCTCCGCACGAACCTTAGACGTGACCTTGACTGTCGTGACTGGTGATGAATCATCAGAACGACGACGCAACCGATCAACGCTCCACGCGCGATAATAGCGCGTTTGCCCCACCACTGATTGCCGATCCAGCATCAGCCCGCCCGCACGAGCCGTGCCCACAACCTTCCATGTGCGCTGATCTGCCGATTCCTCCACCTCAATATAGGCGAAATGAGCTGGTGGATCATACGGTTGACCACCAACATAGTGGAGTTTTCCGTCCCACGTAAGCTCAACAACACCATAATCAGCACCACCAGTAAGGCGTGTTGGTGGTGCAAGTTTCTCATCCGGAGCAACAGTTGTCACCCGACCAACAAGAGCCTTGGACTGTATCCCCTCAGACGAAACTGCCACCACGCTAATAGATACACCTTTATTTGGTGTGAACCCATCGACGAGAACGTTCGTATGCGACTTGCTGTGAACGACTTTACCGCCAACATTGACCTCATATTCCGCGATCCGGATCGCTAGACCATGCACGTCCAACGTGACTGGCGAGAAACCAACACGCACCAAACTGCGCGCCTCGTCGCCTTCCCAGTAGCCCTCTGATTCAGCCACCAAACCAACCGGTTGAGCCGGTTCAGCCTTATCGGCTTTAGTAGGCGCAGACCCAGTACCCGCATCACCATGCGCACCATTAACGATACCCTTGATCCGTTTCACTTGCCGGACTTGCGCATCCTCAAACCGATCATTCAAGGTGAGCGCAACCTTAACGTTGCGTCCCGTACCAGAAAGAGTGACCTGGAAAACCCGCACCGGCTCGACACCATGCGCAGTCCGATACGAAACCCAATCCCCCGGACGAACGTCAACTAACGGAGTCCAATCCAAATCGGCCACCGGCTTCTGCCACGTGTACTCGAACCGTTCACGCGAACCCGCATCCAACTCAGCCTGAATCATCTCACGAGCCGTACGCTCCTCCTTAACACCGCCTTGAGTTAAGACTTTCATCGTCTTACCCCAAGGAGCCGGAGTACCCGCACTGTTGTCTACACGCCACACGTTCCCCTCATCACCAACGAGCAACGCAGTGTGTATCAGCCCGCCGATAGTTGAACGCACCGGAGCTTCAGACGCACCAAGTGGGATAAGTGTTTGCTTGCTTGGTTTCGTGCGCGATTCGGCGTTCACCACCATCAAGCGACGACCCTCAAACCACCAATCAACAAACCCTTGCCCAGAGAGATTCTGCAGTATCGTTAGTAGACTCACGCCCGGCTCAAAGTAGAGCGTGTGAGTCTTGGTCCAAGCATGACCCGCGCTATCACGAGTAGGCGTGAACCCCAGTTCAACACCAGGCACAAGCCCATCAACAAGCCCACGCGCCTCAGACAAAACAGTTGCAAGAATCTGGCCCGCGTTAGCCGATAAGAACTTGCGCTTACCATCCTCATCGTAATGTTCAACCATGCCGAACTTCTTCGGCACAACGACCACATAATCAGTCAAACGACCGTAAGAAACCAGTGTGTAATCAACGCTGGACACGTCGCCGGAGACAACGTCGACCATCGACTCCACACGCATATAGCGTGCGTTTTCTGGCTCCACATAACGGCTACCATTCCACACCTCCAAGACGACCTCACACGGATCAGCCAGCAACGCCGCTTCATCCGAGCCAGCAGCACACTTCACCTTCAACGAACCAAGATCGTTAATAGGTAGCGAGCCTTGCCATTCCAACGGTTTATACAAGTAGTCTTTGAACCCGCCGTCAGGCTCATAAACTGACAGCCGATACAGGTCTTTCATCTCCACCATTTATGACCACCTAACCTTACCGAAAACCCAGAAGGGTTCGTTATCTTCACCCGCAACACCGGCATCACACCCTCAACCGTGACCTTGCCGGCAATCTTCAAAAACCCATCCGGACCGTAATCCCAACCAGTGACGCCAGATACGCGACGACGAGCAACATCAACCTTGGAACCGGAATTCACACCAGTGAGTTTCAGGCTCGAGCCATCAACCAGCGACGTGACCTCAACCTCAGACGCAGAACCGGTAAACGACAAGGTGGCGTCGCGTAAGACACCCGACCCTTCAAAGGCCCGCACATGATTCACGCCATCAACAAGCCCAGTCGAAACCAGTCCCCCGTCGAGCATCCAGCCCGGCTCATGCGTGATTTGTAGCTTCACCAAAACCCCAGCCACGCCAAGCCCGCTAATCTCCGGAACCGAACACGCCACCGAATACACCCGCGAAACATACTTCGTTTTCGTATACCGACCGTGCGTGAACCCCAACGTCTCCGCCTGATCGCACAACGCCTGCAAAACGCTCACGCGCTGAAACAAACGCTCAACACTCACACCAACATCCGGATTATTCACCCACACCGATACTGCTGTAACACTCGACGGCGAACCATCATCAACCACGAGCAGACCATCAGTAGCCGGCAGTTGCAGAGTTGTAATGTTTTTCGGTGTAGAAGCAGGAAGACCGGTAGATTCCTCTACCAGCCAACCAAACTCCTCATTATCCAATGGGACGTTGTTTAGCGCCCACGATGACTCCAACATGCTTGCCCCTCCTTTACACTAGCGAACCAACGCCAGCGGACACCTTCGCCAACTCCTTAGACAAAGAAGTCGACGACGGTTCACGCAACGGATTATTAATCGCACCAATATGAAACGAAACACCAGCGCGCGACACTGGGGCCATGCGAGATGGCCCAGATAATCCACCTCTAAGATTCACATCAGCGCCAAGTGAATTAGTGAAATCACCAAGCGACCTGCGAACCTTGGAATACTGCGACTCCAGACCATCAACAAAGCCTCCAATAACAAGTTTTCCTGCTGGTTTCAAAATGACTCTGTCCAATGGCGCAGGCCCTTTCCAATCAGGCAGCCAGCTAGTAAGCGAAGATAGCGTATCTTTCACCCAACCAAACGCAGATTTCAAGCCATCGACGAAACCACGGATAACACTCTTACCAGCAGAAACAAGCCACGATCCTGCATTAGAGAAGAAACCGATAATCTTGCCCGGAAGCGAACCAACGAAACTCATAACACTGCTAACACCGTTAGACACAGCCGAAGTTATATTGCTCCACGCCGACGACGTTAAAGAAACAGCATTATTCCATCCAGATGAAATGAACGATCCTACAGCAGATGCACCGCTAGAAACAGTAGAAGTAATACCAGACCAGGCAGAACTAACAAGGGACGTGATACCAGACCAAGTAGAACTAGCTACAGTGGTGATCGTGGACCAGCCTGCAGAAAGCACACCACCGATAACACCGATAGCGCCACTAATAAGGCTTGTAATGATTTCCCAAGCGCCAGAAACAATACTTCCGAGGCCATCCCAGACCATCTGCCAGTCGCCGGTTAAAAGCCCTGTCCAAACATCAATGACGCCCTTGATGATTGACAACGCGCCTTCGATCACGCTTGCCAATGTTGAGAACACTGTTTCAACGATAGGGATAAGAGTTTCTAATGCTGGAGCGATATAGTTAAGCAACGGAATCAGACGCTCGATTATCGGCGCAATGCCATCGCCGATCTTCCCCAAAACCGTGCCGAGACCATCAGCAAGAGCCGTAAACGTAGGAGCCAAACCGGCAAAGACGTTCATGATCGCCGATCCTGCATTACCAAGCGCGGTGCGCAATGCTTCAGAATTGGCAAGCATCTGGGCAAATGCGCCGATAATCAAACCCACAGGGCCAGTTAGCCCAGTGAACAAACCGCCAATAATAGGTAGGCCTGAAAGGAGCGGGCCTAGCATACCTGCAAGCCCACCAAGGATAGGACCTAGCCCTGTTAGGAAGCCTAGATCAAGATTCCCTGCAGAGAACGCATCTTTCATCGACTGGACACCGCTGGCAATCTTCCCGAAGAAAACCTCTGCTTTTTCAGCGGCCGTACTCAACGCGCCAGTAAAAGCACCCTTCAACGGGTCGATAACGTCTTTTAATCCGCCGACAATGGCGGCTTCAAAATTTCCCCAAGCTCCCTCGAACGTCGCCGTTGAGGTAGCGGCTTCTTGCGCAGCTTCTGTCATTCCGAGACTGCTGATTGCCGCGTTAAACTCTTCTGCGCTAATTTGACCCTTGCTCATCGCGTCGGCAAAATCACCGGTATAAGCGCCAGCGTCAAGCAAAGCTTTCTTAATCGGGCCTGCCGCACCAGGAATCGCGTCTGACAACTGCCGCCAATTCTCCGCAGTCAACTTGCCCGCACCGGCAGTCTGGGTGATTACCATACCCACAGATTTGAACGTCTCTTTATTACCACCCGCGACCGCATTCAAATTACCAGCCGCCTCGGCCAGCTTGTCGAAACCAGCCACACCATTCGACGCCAACTGTGCAGTGATCGACTGAATATCCGAAAGGTCATAGACGGTCAGATCCGCGTATTTTTGTGCAGACTTGGTTAATGCTTCAATCTGATTAGAATCAATGCCGGCGAAGTTCAAGGTGGACTTGAATTTATCGGTAGCGTCTGACGCGCTCAATGCTTCGCGTGTGTATGACGCGACGAACGTGGTCGCGGCGGCCAGTCCCGCGCCGGCCATCTTCCCAGCCGTCGTAAACGCACTACCAAGAGTGGACGAAATCTTCCGCCCCCAACCAGATGAGTGCGCCGTAATCACAGAATCAACACCATTCAATTCAGAACGAATACTCTTCTGGATACCCTTAAACGAAGGAACAACATTCAACCACGCTGTGCCTAGATCCATTGATGCACTCATCGGCTCTCCCTATTCAATTATTCGGTTCGGTTTCGTCTCAAAATTTCTTCGAGCTCGTCGCTCGTCACTGCCACAAACTCATCACCAGAAGCAGACTCAACTTCAATCCCAGGTCGCGGGAAGGGATCCGGCCGGTTAACACCCTTCTCCCCATCTGAAGTTTTTGCCCACGCCAAGAACGCCAAATAATCAACGCTCAAAGCTTGAGCAACCATCGCAGGATCCTCCCAGCGCCAATCAGGGACTAGCGCTCGATGAGTCCAGGATTCAGGCTGCCGAATCATTACTGCAGTTAAATCAGCCACACGACGCATAGGCATTTCGTGCCAGTTACTGATCCGATAGAAGCGCAGGAAATCAGCGTCAAGCTCGCTCGGATGGTGATGTACGACGGCGGCGAGCTTTAAGAGTTTGGGGAAATAGCCCCCATGACTTCGAGAAGAAATGTTGTTGCGTCGGTGCCAGAAACCCGCCCATTATCGCCACGTAGCGCATCCAAAACGACTTTCTTCTGATCGGCACCAAAAATACGGGTAAACAGAGGAATCACACGAAGAGGATTGCTGGTTTGGATTTCGTAAAAGTCCTCCATCAGCTCGAAATCGTCAAACACTCCGGCGTCGATTTCGACTTCAATGCCGCGTACAGTTACCTTTTGAACTGCTTCAGTATTTTGGGTCTTTTTTGTTTTAGCAGCCATGCTTGCTCCTTAAAAATGATGCCATGCAAATAAAGGGTTTGCCTCTACCCTGCCTGGTTTCGGACACAAAAATATCCCCTGTTTCCCTTGACGCTGGCATGGCACAAAACAGCGCAAGAAACAGAGGGATCAGGCAGGATAGAGGACGAATTAGGAAATGTTATTCTTCAACGGTGGAAATGTACTCGATAGCAGTATTGCCATCCTTATCTGGCGCACACGACAATGTGACTGGATAAGCGACAACCTCACCATCCTTATAGGTTTGAGCACCAACACTGGTGATCTTGCCCTTCGGGATCACGATGCGCTTTACGCGGCCACCAGTCATAAGCATTTCGATAACGAAGACTCGGTATGGCATTTCCTTTGAGTTGTGCTTAATGGTTAACGTACCGTCAGAATCGGTGACATTAGCCTCGCCGAAAATCTCCTTCAACACGTCGGCATCCAACGCTTGAATGAAAGACCACTCGAAGGTCTCCTTACGTGACGTGGCGACAGTAAGAACAGTGTCGCCGCCCCACGCCTTAATATCGGCACTTTCAGATTCGAACGAGTTCGTTAGACCATCTTCAGAAACATAACCAAGATTCGTGAATCCGGATAGTTCAGATGTTGCATTGGTAGGCAACTGCGCCCCTTTAATAGGGCACGCGCTCAATGCGCCAGTAACTAACGGCTTAGCTACCGTTACTAGCGAGCTATCACTTTTAGCCATCTTCCTCTCCTTTCAGAGGTAAGTTATTTTTAATAAACACAGCGTTTGCTGTGAGCTGGTATCGCGCTGAACGCGATTCAGGATCGGGAAAACTATAAATTGACACAACATCGGCAGCACCTAGCTGTGCGACCGTTGCAGGTAGGTCATTGAAAGCGTCAGCGGCCTCTTGTGCGAGCTTCGATGCCTCGGCTTTTGATTCGGCCCAGGCTTGAATAGCAAACGTCGGCTTATCAATAATCCGGCCACACTTACCCGCCACACGTTCAACAGTCACGAAACGTTTAGGACGATCACCCGGTACCTCACCAAACACCGGAACACCAAGAACACCGCCTAGTGCCTTTATGACAGCCACATCGGAAGTCGTCACTGCGCACCTCCTACCGCTTTCAGTAGCGTGTTTTCACGCAAGTTTTTCAACCGTGCCTTATATGTGGTTGCGCGAACCGCGCCGTGCGGACGCGCATCCTTACCCCGCGAAGCGATCACGTCACCGACGAACCCCTCGCCCGCGTTACCGGCGATGCGAGCAGTCTCAGCCTCAACCAGTGGACGAACAAGCGCGAACAGTGCATCCTCGTTGATTTCGATACGCTTTACAGTCATCGCTATCCTTCAACTAAAGAAACTGTCGCCCGAAGATTCCAACGGGTCGGCATGTTTTCTACCATGTACGGTTGCGGATCACCTTGAACCCGCCAAATCTTCCCCATGAATTCCACATCACACCCACGCAACGAAGCAGTAAAGGTTTTCGGAAAATAAAGAGCAATCTCAGTACGATCCCCAGCCCGACGCATACCGCCAGGCGTATCATCAGTGGAAACCGGGCCAACAAGAACGTCGTCAACAACCGTCTGAGTTTCCTCAAAAACTGGCATGTTCATATCGTCAACGCCAGTCTTTGTTTTGCTCAGAACAGTTACTTGTGTACCATGAATCATGATCGCCGTCCTAGAATATTCACTTCGAACGCGCCCCGAGAACGCCCACCAAGACTGCGCGCCTCCGCCTTGCTCAAATACAAATCGCCAGACGGATTAGCAAACGAAGCCTGCTGAGTGTATGGGCCAGCAGTAATTGACGCAGACGACGCACCAACAAGATCAGCCTGACCTAAAGGTGGGGTCATTGCGCGTTTGACAACCGCGCACGCCACTCGCTTACGTGTGCTTTCCTCAGCATCTTCACACCGAGGACATTCACGACGCATCAGATCAGACGCATCTTCCAACAAGACTGCTGCACGCTTCTTCTCTGATTCGCTTAACGGCCTCCACCGTGATTCTAAATCTTCAACAGTCGCGTAAACAGTCATCGTCAGTTATTCCTTTTCCACTTTCTTACCACGACCGCGCCGACTAGTTTTCTTCGGATCCGGTTCAGCTTCTTCCGCTTCAGGCACTGGATCGGCATCCGGGATCACTAGACCTAGACCTGTAAACTTCCGCAACCGCTCCAACAGATCAACCTCAACGAAAGCCACGCCATCAACAAACTCAACACGTGGACTCAAAATCAGCAACTCCGGATACACCGGAGACTCAACACGAACAGCACTCATAACAAACACTCCCTCAATAGGCGTGAGCGGTAAAGATTCAACCTTCACCGCTCACGCCCAATAACTAGAAATTTCTCAACTCGCCACGGTCAAAACACCGTGAGCCTTTTCGTTGCCATACTGCAAGCCAATCTCGCCGTATAGCTGGACCTTCTCAGCCGATCCAGTCTTAGCAAGCGGCTCAACGAAGAAGTGACCCTTGCCTGGAACCTCGAGGAACGCAGGCGCGCACTGCTCAAGCGAGCAAACAATCAGATCAGTCTTAGAAACGTAAGAGTTCAGCATGATGTTGAGCTTGCCGAAATCAGTTTCGATAGTCTGAAGATTCACGCCACCAACGTTACGAGAAGATTCAACGCGGTTAGCGTCCTTGAGGAAGATACGTGTCAAAGCACGCTTCAAGGTGGAATTTACAATCAGTGTTGCTGTTTCAGACTCACGCATACCGCCGTTGTCCCAAACCTTTTGAATAAGGTCCAAAACATCGTCCTCGGTAATAGTCTTCGCGGTCTTCTCGGTAGTCACCTTGTTTGTCTTGATAACACCAAGCAAACCACCAGAACGACGAGCAGTGCCGTTATCCGACGGCTTAACCATCGTGTTATTCAAGAAGCCCTTCTCGACATCACGCGCGATATTCTTCAACGCAACATCAATCTGGAACGCCAACTCACTCGCTGGAACAGACGTAGAACCAATCTGGACCATCTTCTCTCCAGAATCAACCGTACGCATACGGTTAGCGCCAAGACGAGAATAAGAAATCGAAATCGCTTCCTGATGAATCTCAGTCACGTTCTCGACGTTGAACCGCTTCTGCTCCGTATAAGCGGCAACATCCGCGCCTTCCGTCTTCTGATTCTCTGCATTAGCGTCACGCAGATCGTAGCCTTGCCAAGAGAAAACAGGCGACGCCACAGATTTACCACCGGTCAGGCCACCGATAGCGGAAAGGAAAGGGGTATTAGCTGGAGTAGCTTCAAAAAGCTCCCCCGTGTAGTTAGGCAAATTATATGTAGTCGCCATTTCAGTCAAAGTATTAGTCATTTTTAACTCCTAAGTTATTGTTTCCCGAGCTTTAACGCCTTCAGCATCGAAACAGTCGCCTTGTCACCTGCTTCAACTGCTGCGCGAATCTGCTCATCAATAGAAACAGCACCAGAATGTTCTGGACGCTGTGAAAGAGAAGGAACGGGATGGCGCGGATCATCGGCAGGCTCGCTGGCTTGCTTCTTCTGCCAGTCAAGCAGAGCTTGCGCATACGCGGTCAAATCGTCTTGAGGTCCAGCAAGTAACTCGACAGGCACACCAGTCGAATTCGACGCCTCCAACAGCTCTTTTTGCCGTCGTTCAGCCTCAAGACTCTGCTCCAACGCAGTCAAGCGCTCGCGGGTCTTTTCTTCCTCAGACTTAGACGCATTTTCAGACTCACGCAACAGGCTCTCAAGCTCAGCGATCCGTTTCGCGTTCGCCTTATTCGCTTCACGTTCCTTCTTCAACGCCGCCTTACCAGCATCCCCAAGAAACTCGTCCTCAACCGTTTCTTCAGGCTTCGCGCCATCAACCTCGGCAGGTTTCACTTCCTCTTCAACAGCCGTATTTTCAGCCATCTTTCCTTCTCCTTAAAATGGTAGGTGCAGAATCGCTCTGCAAATGAAAAACCTCCCCACATCGCGTGGAGAGGGAAAATATGTGTATCAGTCAGTTGTCGCTAGGCTTCGGCCCAGGCTTGCGCTTATCCGCTTCCGGAACATGGGAATCAGTGAAACTATGCGGGTTCATTTCACGCATCCTAGCCGCGACCTGCTTAGTTGTTGCGCGTCCGCCAAGGCTCCGGCGCGCCTCCAGATACGACGAATACAAGCCGTCAGGATCATAACCGTCAAGTTTCGGTGTTTTGCTCCACGACGGAACAATCATGCAGTCACAATCCGCATGATACTTATTCCGCTTACCCGCCGTGTCTTCAGACGCATAAACGAAGCCACGCGAGGCAAGCATTGCACACCAAGCACACGTTTTCGTACCAGACGGCACACGCGCATACCGCGCACCATTACGTGCATCACGCGCAACATTACGTTGCACAGTACGCCGCCCAAGGTTCAACAAATCCCGTTGAGCTTGACGTTGAGCAACAGCAATCACCTCTTGATCATGTATGCGAGCTGTACGGATCAGCTCATCAAGCTGTGCTTTGAGTTCCTCCACCGAATACATATCCGCTGGGACAGACTCAAAAACAGGCAGGCCTTCTGGACGCATGTCGTCAAACATGCGAACAGCCAACGCGGCAACACCATCACCGTAGCGTTGAATCAGCTTTACATATTTAGCTTTTAACGCCCGCTCGAACTGCTCCTGCGACAATGACGTACGATTCAGCTTGTCAAACAGTAAGAGTTCACTGCGGACACGCTCGATAATGCGACGCTGATCCGCAGTAAACCTATCCAGATACTCACGACCTGTCACAAGTTCTCACCAGACCCGTTTAATATCTGATCAACAAGGATATTGCCTTGAGCTTTACGGATCTGCGAACGAATACGCGAAATCTGCTCGCCAGTATAACCAAACTCCTCCAACGCAACATCCGTGTAAGCCAGCTCAGGAATAGCACTAATCTGCTTAACCATCGCATCAGCCTGCGAAACAATCGACGGCATCGCAGGATTACGCCAACGAGTCGAAAAAGAAAGCGGATTGGCAACATCACCGTGCATCAAATTAACAACATTCTGATACACACGTGACAACGCATACCCATTCACACGGTTCGTATTCGTCGCTTCAACAACAAGCTCTTCCTTCGCCGCATAGATCGCGTCAGCCGAAGCCGGATTATCTTGAACGATACCTAGTGAAGAAACAGGCAATGACGTAACACCCGCAAACTCAGTTGCTAACGACCGAATCTGCTCAGTGTATGGCAACATCGACTGCTGCGGAATCACAGAAACATCCGGCGACTCCCCAGACTCATCAGGAGTCAACCCCTTCACTGCCCCCATCTGCCACGTCCATGACTTCGAGATTTCTTCCCACGCCTCCTCAGACACACCACGCAGTAACAAGCCTGGCGCAGTGTAGAGTTCGGACGAAATATCCATGCGTAGAGCAGCTCGAATCGCTCTATCGGTGATAGTCATGACTGCTCGTGTGATACGCGAACGCCCGAATGGACGATCAAGCGACGGACGGAACGTTAACGCTTCCATCGGCACACGCGACAAACCATGCGTACGCACGTCGGCGACGAACCAGCCCCGTCCACGGTTCTCACACACGATAGCCTCAAACGGAGTCAACAACGTCAGCCGTGCAGGGTTTCCAGCCTTATCCAATTCGTTAATCACAAGACCATACGACAGGCACCGACGGGAACGATCCCACAGCGCAGTTGCCCACTGTGCAGAATGAGGCAAAATAACAACCTCAGACTCACCAGAATACACATCGCCAGGCGTCGTCGAAATAAACGCCACAGAATGAGTCAACTCCGAAGAAATAGCCTGTGGCAACTCAACATCAAAACGATTCTCATGTAACACACGCTCAAGCCCATACGGGTCTTCTTCACCGGACGCGGCAACAACACCATCCCACACGCAACGCGACGACAACACATGCACAGCCTTTTCAGGCCAGCCCGAAACCACTTCTAAATCACGCGCAACCTCATCAGGAATAGAGATACCAAGATTCTTCACATCAATCTTCATATCCACATAGGACTGGCGTAGAAAATTCCGAGGACGTTTCACAGACCACTGCTGCACCAGCAATCCTAGCTTTTCCTGCAAATCATCAGGCAAACCATACACACGCGGCGCATGGAACACCATCATATTCTCAACCACTATTCACACCAACGCTTTCTGCTTCCTGCCCGGTACACGCTTATTCATCTTCGCCGCCCACACAGCAACCGACAAAGCCTCCACCGGGGTCTCATCACCATCAAAACTTGTCGCTTGCCAACCCCAAGCACCGTCACTGCCGCGCTTCTTCTCATCTGATACAGCAACCGACGCATCCAACGCATCATTCGCGCCTCCAGCAGGACGGGTCAGCGAACCGTCCTTCACCGCTTCAACGAGCATCTGGCAGGCAGTGAAATACTCACGAGTAGACAAAACCTTCACAATCTTCTTAGGTACACCACGATCCAGCAAAGCTTGAGACAACAAACCCGCGCCAGCCGCGCCAGACAACACAATCAGCCCAGCGTCCCGCCATCGCTCAGCGAGCCAATCAGCTAAACCAGCCACACCATCATCAGTGCTACCAGTGTACGAACCGATAAGATTCGCATGAAAGCCATGCTCGTGCTTCAGCACGCCAACAACGGACTGACGATCACCATCAAATGAAAACGCCACACCATAGCATTTCACGCCAGACGACGGAGGAACACCAATGGTTGAATCCCACAACTCCTGGCTAATCTTCCGAGTAGCAACGCCAGCTTGATCCCAAATCCCGAGTGCTTCACGCTTAAAATTCTCGTTCGAACCAATCAGTTTGCGCATACGAAGAATAGAATTCTTCGACGTGCGATGCGGATACGACGGATTAGCCTTCTCGACCTGGGCCCAATCAACATAGCCGGGGTCCCAATCAGCAACATTACAATCTGCATCTGCCGAGAACTCAATCCACAACGTATCGGCATCTTTAGACAGCGCGGAATTGCGTTTAATCGTGAACGCCTCGCCCGGGTCCTTTGGACGCGGCGGTGTTCCAATCAGAAACACCAAACCGTTCGGGGCCGCGTTAGTCGCTGGAACCATATCCGACAACGCCGACTCAGTTAGAATCTGCGCCTCATCGAATACCAACACGTCAATCTCAGCAAAACCACGCCCAAACCCTTGCTCACGCGCACCAAACAAAATGCGTGAACCATTGTGAAAAATGATGGTCTGTTGCCCGTTCGCGGCACGCACAGTCTTCACCATCGCCGCCGCTTTACCAGTCGTCGCCATCGTACGCATCGCATCAAACGTCTCATCAGAAGTACGAGTATGATGCGCAGTCCACACCACCAACATTCCAGGCTTCGCCATACACAAAGCGAAAATAAGCCAACCAACCGTATACGTTTTACCCACCTGACGCGGAATCGAAAAACACACACCACCGATCGACGCCGCATAAGACCCGTCGGCACGCTTCGACAACGCCAACTGAATCGCATTTCGTTGCCACATATCCAAACCAATATTAATACGTTGCAACTGCGCAGCAACCAACGGCCACTCAGTCGAAACAATCCCATCCGGAACATGAACAAACGACGCTAACTCAGATAGCCTCTGCTGAGAACGGGGCATCGGCGACTGCTTCAAGGTCACTCACCCCACTTGCTTCCTCATACGCCTGCGTCAACGTATGAATATCGTCCATCGTTTCTCTTAATCGTTTCGTCAACGCCGCCAAATCACGCGGCGCAGTATCGGGATCATCAATAGCGCGCGCCAAACGATCCCGCATAGTCTCAAGCGTTCCTAGCAAATCATTCGCGCTCGCCGCCGTCGCAACCTTACGGTATTTCGTACGCTTTGAAGGGTCTAATGGCGGTTTTTTCACTGCTTCTTCAACTGCTTTCAAACCCATATCGACACCTCCTTTACTCAATAAATACAAGAAAAGCACGAACCTAACATGTCCGTGCCTATGGGGGTAGCCTGTGGAAAAAATGTGGGGAGAGATTTCCCTATGCCGCTTGGGGCGAAAATCTGGGGGTGGGGAGGGGGTGGTGCCCCGTTGAATTTTCTGGGCTGTTTCCCTCTGCTGATCATGTTACCAGTTTATGTCGGTTGTGTTGGTTGGTTGTTGTGCTTTTTTGAATTTTTGTTGTTTTCTTCCGTCGCCTTTTGATTGGTTGCAGTGTCGGCAGATTGTTTGTCCGTTGTCGGTTGTGTCTGCGCCTCCCCAGCGTGCTGGGATTATGTGGTCTGCTTCGGGGCTGTTTGGTTGTCCGTGTGTGCCCCATGCTAGTTGTGTTCCGCAGAGTGGGCAGTGTGTGAGTCCGTTTGTTTGGTCTCGGTGTAGGACGTTTTGGCGGAAGCGTTTGTGTTTTGCGGTGCCGGTTCTGTTTGTGGGCATGGTTTGTTTTTGTTGTGCCCCCTTGTCGTTTTGTTGGGGTGGGGTTTGTTTTTGTGGGGCGGGGTATAAAAATGACACCCAACGTTTTTGTTGGATGTCTTTTGGATACACTTCTAACCTCTATCTGTCACGCTATTCTAGTCGGGTTGGTTGGTGGGGTCAAGTTATTGGAGGTGTTTGGCGAGTTGTGGTTCGTAGATGAGGCCGTCGTGGTTTGGTGTGATGATGCCGCGGTGGATTAGTTTTCGTAGGTGTGGGGCGGTGATTGTGTAGGTGTTGCGGGCTTGTTTTCTGGTGATCCATTTGCCTGCGGTGGCGATGACTATTTTTTGGGCGTTGCGGAGTTGGGGTGGTGTCCATGCTCCTTCGCATGCTGGGCAGATGTAGCGTGTGTCGGTGTCTCGGTAGAGGAGGTTTGTTTGTGTGCACATTGGGCATAGGTGTTGTGTTGGTTGGGGTGTGAGTTTTAGGAGTTGTGCCCATTCAATATAGGTTTCGGTGAGGTAGGTGAGGTTTTCGGTGTTGAGTTGGTTGAGGTGTGGTGCGAGCGCGGTGGCTGTGGCGTATCCGTGTTCTTGTGCGATGTTGGTGATGTGTGCGTGGTCGGCGTTGATCGCGTCGAGGTCTGGTTGATGATGGTCGCGTGCGCTTCGGCAAGCTGGCGCGAGGTGGTATTGGATGGCGTGTAGGGATGGTTGGAGTGCGTCGTTGAGTTCTTGGTGCATGATGTCGAGTTCGGCGCATTGAGTGGGCGTGATGGTGGCGTGCATGGGGTTTATTTTACTAGATGTAGTGGCTTTTTTATGTTTTGATGGCACATGTTGTTGTTTTGCGGGGCTAGTTTTTGTCTAGCCCCGCTTCTTTTATGCTTCGCTGAACCTATACTCCTGTTTCATTGCTTGGTAGGCTTCTTCGCGTGTCATGAATTCTGAACCTTTGCTGGTGATTCTTACCCCGGCGATGCCGCAGGGCTGGCGTTGGAGTTCTCGTTGAATCGATACGAGTGCTTTGTGTAGGTCTTCGGTGTAGGTGTCTGGGTTTTTTGTCCTGCGCGTATGAGGTATTTGAGTGCGTTGGCGACGGGGGAATGATGCGTTGATGTGTTCGGCGAGGTCGTAGTAGGCGTTTTCCCAGTGTTCTTTTTCTAGTTCGAGTGCTTGTATGGTGTGGTGTGTTCTGATGATCGCGTCGCCTGCTTCGAGTGTGCAGATGTATGCTATTTGGGCGGCGGTGTCGGATAGTTGGCGTGCCGTGTTCCAGTCGTGTTCGGCAATGGCTTTCTCCCAAGCCGTTGTCTGTTCATGCGGGGTCATTGTTCTTAGTCCTGTTCTGGTAGTTGTTCGATGCTGGTTAGGCATACGCTAGTTTTTGTTGTTTCTGGTGGTGTTGCTGTGGAGAGCAGGGTTTTGCCCATCTGTTTTTTAGCGTCTTCCCAGTTGTGTGCTTGTATGGTTAAGTTGTAGGGTCCGAGTGTTTTTGAGGACACTTCAAACGTGTATTTGTGCATTTGTCTATTCCTGTTCTGGCCTTTCTCTGGTTAGTAAGGCGATGAGGTCGCGTAGGGTCATGGTCACGTACTGGTCAAAATCAACTTCCTACACCAACCACCTCCCCCACAGTCAGCTCTGCACGCACCGCATCCAACAGCGCGGACTGAGTCAAGTCCTTCTTTTCCAAAGCCACCAAAATACGCTCATCAACACTCCCGGCAGTCACAATATGAGTCACTGTCACCGGCTCACGCTGGCCTTGACGGAAAAGACGCGCATTAGCTTGCTGATAAAGCTCCAACGACCACGTCAAACCAAACCACACCATCAAATGACCGCCAGTTTGAAGATTCAAACCATGCCCGGCCGACGCTGGATGAATCAAAGCCATATCAATCTTTCCGGCGTTCCAGTCGGCGATATCTTCAGGTGTTCGGATTTCCCGAACGCCATCGAACCGTTCCTTAATCCGATCCGCGTCATGCTTAAACCAATAAGCAACCAGGAGCGGATGTCCGTTAGCTGACTCGTGCAGGTCTTCGAGCGCATCAAGTTTCCGATCATGCAGCACTGTGTACTTTGTCGCCGTCGCGTCGTTGTAGATCGCTCCGTTTGCGAGCTGTTGCAGTTTGAGTGCGAGCACTCCAGCCGAACCGGCATCGATAACATCGTCATCGTTGATGGTGGCGACCATGTCTTTTTTCAAATCCGTATAGGTTTTCTTTTCCCCCTTGCTCATTTCGACGACGACGGATTGCATGGTCAGCTCAGGCAAGGTCAGAAAATCGGTTGTCTGCATTGACATAGTCACGTCGGCTATTGCGTCATATATGCGTTTCTCGCCATCTGGTTTCGGTTTCCATGTGAAGACTTGATATGCGGATCGCTTGTCTGGATCGAAGAAGTCGTTGCGGAAATGTGTAATGAACTTTCCGAGCCGTTGGCCGTCGTCGAGCACACGGAATTGCGCGAACAGGTCCATGAGTCCATTCGATGCTGGCGTACCAGTCAAGCCAACGATCCTCTCGATATGACGCCTGGCTTTCACCATGACTTTCACGCGCTGTGATGCGTGGGATTTGAATGAGGATAGTTCGTCGATGATGACGGTGTCGTATGGCCATTTCCCGCCGAGGTGCTGATATAGCCATGGTAGGTTTTCACGGTTGATGATGGTAACGGTGGCGTCACTGTCGACGGCCTGCGCACGTTCGGCCTTGGTTCCGACGGCTACACGGTAGTCGAGGTTGATGTGGTCCCATTTTTCAATTTCTGCTGGCCATGTTGATTCTGCTACGCGTTTGGGTGCGATAATCAAAGCCCGCCGCGTCTTCCCCTGTCCCTCGAGAATCTGCAGAGCCGTCAGCGTGATAACCGTTTTACCCAAGCCCATGCCGAGGAACACGGCAGCGGTTGGATGTTCAAGGATGAATTTGACTGCTTGGGCTTGGTAGTCATGTGGTGAGTATTTCATGTGCTGTTTCTTCCGCTTTCGTAATCGAATCGATGATGTGGACGGTGGCTCCGAGTTTTTCTAGTTTTCGGATCATGTTCGCTTGTGCCGGTCTCGGTTTTTTGCCTGGTGCTTTGAGTTCGGCGAATGTGATGTGGCCTGTTGGGGTGATGATGATCCGGTCTGGTACTCCTTGTGTGCCTGGAGAGACGAACTTCAGGCAGAGGCCGCCGTGTTTCTCGATAAGTCTTTTGAAGTGTTTTTCGATGTGTTTTTCGTTCATGGTTTTCGGTGTGGCTTGGATTTTTCACAGTGCCGGTTTAGTGCCGGTTATTTTTTGGAACCGGCACCCGACTTTTTGGCTTGGATTCGCCGTTTCGTTGTTTTTCGGTGCCGGTTTTTTGATTTTTTCGCTAGTCAGCGCTGTAACTTATATATACATATGTACATAACGGACATATATACCTCTTTTTTATAATTATTTTTACTAGGTAAAAGAATTTAAGAATAACCGGCACCCGTTGAAGGTGAAACGGCTTGATAGCAACGAAAGGTCGGGTGCCGGTTTTTAAAACTATCCGGCACCCAACCGGCACCCGTTGAAGGTGAAACGGCTTGATAGCAATGAAAGGTCGGGTGCCGGTTTTTTGCCCTTCTGAAAAATAACCGGCACCCAAGCAGGGAATTTCCTGAGAATTTCCTGTGACTATTTTTCCCGACGGTGCCGGTTCGGGTGCCGGTTCGGGTGCCGGTTTTCTACGACAATTCACTGTCCAAATCCTCCTGAATCCGCAACCCCTCATAGAGGCGCTTCCCATGCGATCGAACCGAGTTAACCCCGAATGGTTTCAACCGTCTACCGAACGCATTCGACGCCACCGGCTGCACACCATTAACACGACACCAACGCTCATAAACTGAATAGACACGACCAGCTGGAGCCTGCGAGTACACAGACGGTTCAACCAAATCCACTGCCCCACTGCCGATCCATTGAGCGACCGTATCCTGATCAGACTCATACTCGGCCGTGGCCTGCTCCACCACCACCGGTTCACGCAAACCAGATTCAAGATACTTCGTCGTCCCGTCAATCATCCACGCAAGAATGCCCGGAGCTTCCATCATCAGTTCAGCCTCAAGATTCGGATTACGATCCTTTTTCGGAACCACATTCAAGAACGGGACGCGACGCACACGACGCCACAACGCTGGCGAACCACCACTAGTAGTCTCAGGCACAGAGTTCGTCAAAACAATAAGCGTGTGCGACGGCGCGAACGTGAAAAAGTCTTTGCCCATAAAACGAGCAGTAATAACATCACCACCAGTTAACTGTTTCACTTTCGCCTCGGCGATACGTTTACCTTCCTCCAGCTCTGAAATAACAGCCAGGCGCGCTCCGGCCAACGCAGCTATCTCTGTCGGATGCCGATCCGACGCAGTCAATAGCTCTGACGGTGAGGTAATCGTGTACCCTGTCGGTCCCGTTCCGAGAATGTGTTGGACGACGTTGAGCATCGTTGTTTTTCCGTTCGCTCCAGTGCCGTGGAAGAACGGCAGGATTTGCTCGTGGACTTTCCCGATCAGTGCTAGCCCAATGAGGCGTTGTACATAGTCGGTGACTTCCTTGCCTGCGTTCAAGTCGGTTGAGACGAATGTTTGTGCGAGGAAGTTGAGCCATTTCGGTGTTGGCATGTCCCAGTCGGGTTTAACGGTTGTTGACCGCATGAACAGGCCTTTCGGGGTCGCTGGGGTGACTTTTCGTGTTTTCAAATTCACTGGTCCTGCCGGGGTGTTCAACAAATACGGATCAGTATCGAACACGGTGAGTGGCGTGTAGATACCTTGAGCGTTTTTCGCTAGCGCTAGCATGTTACGGATCGAGTTCGCACCGAGGGAGCGACGCCGGTGTGCTTGCTCTGCTTTGTCTTGTGCTGGGAAGGTGCGTGCGAGATTTCGTGCTGCTTCTGCCACCTGTGCATCTGCCCCGTCCAAGTCCCATACGTGCCCGTTCCAGAAAGACCATGATTTGTGTTCTGGAATATATCGGTAGATAGATGTGAATGCGTCTTGGAATCGTAGCGCGTTGCCGTCGTCGGTGAGCGTGTATTCTGCTGGTTCTAATACGGCTGGTGCAGGCGCTGCTACTGGCTCCGCTACTGGTGCTGGTGCTGGTGTGATGGCTGGTGCGCCTTCACGTATCCACTTATCGAAACTGATTTCCGTCGCGTCCCGCACACGTTTAGCTTGCTCACCAAACCCCTTCTCATACAAATACTTAGCTGCCTTAGAATGATCGCCGCCATGCTCGAGTAAAGCGTAGGCGCCTTGTTTCGTGTAGGGAACCTCGGCTTCGAAATCTGTTGACGTGGTCCACACCCACAACCGGTCACGGTCGTTTGCATGTCCTGTCGAGGCACTAATACCTGTGGTCTTGCCTGGTCGACGCCAAAAAGTCTCTGCGCCGCGCGTGAATAGCGGTGTCCACCCGTGCGGTTGGAGAATCTCATTCCAGCTTGTTTTGCTTTCGAAGTCGTCGAGCGGGCTAACGCCGTCGACGCGCGCATTATTACCAGTAATAGTTAGCTGGGGCGTGCCTGGTTTTGTTGGTCGTGGTGTTTCGTCGATTGTTTTGAATACGGTGAGGATCGCGTCGAGTTCATCGAGCGTGAACGGCGTGAGCATTGTGGGGTCGGATTCTGACACGAATGCCCACGCGGAGTTGTGTGTGTGGTGGAATCGTTGCCCATCGGTTGGGGCGACGACAGAGTAGCCTCCGTTTTCGCGGGTTTCGGCGATAACTTCGCCGGTCTTGTTTTTCGCTAGTTTACGGTTGCCATGCGTATTTCCTGGTGCTTTGATGTAGAAGTGCCAGCCGCCAGATGGTGTTGTTTCTGCCCATTGAAAAAGGCGTGTCCACAGTTCGCCTAGTCCACTATCGGTAGCTGTTTGCGTGAGCAATGGCAGGTGCTGTGCGCCGCGGCCTTCAAGCTCGATCATCATCAAATCGCCAGACACTTCACCCATGACAACACCAAGCCCATAGTTGCTAGTGCCGTTAAACCAAGTATTGAGTTCGGTTTCGGTTAACCGGCTGGTTTGGAGGCGTTTCCATGATAGGGCTGGTTTTTTGTCTCCATCTGCGGATGCTGGTGTGATTGGCAGGATGGAAATTCCGGCGTTCCAGAGCTGGTGTGCGCGTTGGTCGATGGAGGTTGGCATTCTCTTGTCTTTCGTTTATTGTGCTGTGCTGGTGTGGTTTGTTTTGTCCGGCAGTCGGGGCTTGCACCCGATCGTCTTGTCCCTGCTTGGTCTGCCGGCACCGCCTTGTTTAGGCGGCGTTTTGTCGTAGGGTTGCGACGACTTGGACGTCGAGGCCGGTGAATGATGCGACTTGCTCGTCGTTAAATCCGGAAGCGAATAGCTGCTGTACGTTGTTCGGATCAACTGCCGGTGCCGCTGGCGCTGGTGGCGTCGCTACAGGAGCCGAAACAGGCGCAGGAGGCGTGACAGGCGCCGCTGGCGCTGGTGGCGTCGCTACAGGAGCCGAAACAGGCGCAGGAGGCGTGACAGGCGCAGAACCATCAAGCGCTCCCCCAAGATTCGCAGTGACCTCAATCCGATACACGTAAAGCTTCGTCGCATTCAAACGAGGATTCTTCGTATTCGGCTCTTCACCAGTGAACGTGATCCACAACTTGTTACCAGGCGCCAAAGCATGATCAGCATCCAACCCGGTCTGGCGAATCGCATCCATCATCGCAGTACGCTGCTGACCCCACAGCTTGATATAAGCAGCACCTTCAACACCTTCCGGTGTCGTAATAGAAACAATCAACTGCTCTTTCGGCTTGCCATCAGGCCAGAACTGCGGTTCAGAGGTCGTGTAATCCGTGACCTGTTGAATCTTCGTGTTAGTAATAGTTCCACCAACGGTTTCTCCAACCGTTTCAGGCTTGACCTGCTTCGCCGAAGCGAACGCGTCATTGAGTGACATTGATAGTGACATTATGTTTTCCTTTCTTAGAAACCTTTTTGTTAAAAAACTTGTCCGAGAGTCGTATGAAAATCAGGGTATTTAGCACAGTCGAAGCAACCTGGTTCACGCGGCAGGCCCGTTATCCATTTATCCCGTGCGTCTTTCGATACCGTCTCGAGTGCCCGAATGTTTTTCAGCATCCGTTCAACTCGAGCTAGCCCGTCCAACGCGATTTGCTCGTCGTACTCAGCTATCCAGATGTAGCCGTCGTTGAGTGTTAGCGAGTTGCGTGGCTGGAAGTAGACGCAGACGTGGCTTGTTGGATAACCTGCCTGGTTCCAGCCACGCGCATACAAATGCGCTTGGACCTCATACTTACGTCCCGGATGCTGGTTACGTTTGACCCGATCCAACGTCGATTTGCCGACAATCTTCCAATCAACCGTCATTCCCGTCTCCGCCAGCCCATACTGGTCTGGTAGAAACAGGTCAGTTGAGCCGGTGACTGGTTTGCCGTCGATTTCGCCGACTGTCACCCGGTTTTCACACAAGAACACCGGTTGGGTTTCTGCCCCTGGTGTTTCATTGTTGAGCTTGGTGAAAAGATCTTCATAGTAGGCGTGGACGCAGGTGCCGATGAACGGGAGCCAACCAACTGTTGGTTCTGTTTTAATCCAGCCGGCAAGCCTTGCTGCTAGGCAGTGATCACATTCCATTCCGATTTCGGAAGGCCCGATCATGGTTTGCAATGAGCGTGGCGCATATCTGATAGAGTCCTCAATCAGAGTTTTCAGTGCGTCGCCGGCTTGTTTCGCTGTTGTCGTCATCGGATTGTGATTGTTGGTGTGCCGGTGCGGTATTTGTCTAGCACGGCTGGTGCTAGATGCTGTGAGACTGCCTTAGAGTCGATAGTTTGTTTGTATAGTTCCGGATTTGTTTCTGGCGTGAAGTCCTTAGCTAGTGCGGTGGTGTTTAGGCGCGGCTTGGTCCAAGTTACGTTATGTCCAGAGACTTTTCCGCCTTCTGGTAGGGCTTGGCCGAGTTGTTGTTTGATGATTTCCATTTGTTGTTTGATGTTTTCGGAGGCTTCTTTGAGTGCCAAATATTGGTTCATGAGGTTTTCGGTGTTCATTTGTTTTCTCCTTCGATTGTTTTTGTTAGGTCTTTGTCGAGTTCGCGGCCGATGGCTGCGATTTTGTTCTGGTTTTTGATAATCACTTTGTATGCGGTGTAGAGGTCGTCCGCGGCGATGTTGTATCGCACGTAATACACGGCGGCGATCGTCGCGGTGGCGAGGTTGGTTAGGATCAGCAGCGTTATCATTCGTCTTTGTCCCCTATTTCTACAAGTTTTTTAATCGCTACAACGATTCCCGTAAGTTCATTTGCGATGTTTGGGATTTTTTCTTTTTTAAGTTTCGCGTTCAGCATCACCGCTAACTGGTGATATGTAGCCATGCAACCTTCTGCGGTTTGCGCGATAACATGACCTTTATGTTCAACCACGTAGGTTCGTGCGATTTTTGTTGCGAATAGGAGGTCGTACAGTAGTTTGTCAACGTCGTTTAGCGTGAATGGTAGTGTTGTTTTGTCTTCTGGTCCGCCGATGATTCTTAGTGTGTCGTCGGTGTGGAAAAATGCGAAAATTTTAAGTGTGTTATCGTTCATTAGTTTGTTTCCTTTTCTGGTGGTGCGATTGTGAGTGGGCCGAAACTTTTTTGTAGGTCGCGGATGTGGATGCTGATGTTGCTGTTTTTGTCTGGCCCGTATTTTCCTCGTCCTTTGTAGTAGAGCCGTGTGCCATCCGAGGTGAGAATATCGGTACGCGGATTGTCGCCAGGTTGGACTGTGTATCCGGGTTTCACGAAGCTACCGCCTCCGCGTATTTGACGAGATGCCGAGTGTTTTTTTGAAGGCTCATTCTGTGTGTCCTTTTGTTTTTCGAGTAGTTTTTTCGAGTAGCTATAAAACGGCTTTAGCGCGCGGTTTTCTAGCTAGTCGTTTGTTTCGAGTAGCTCTTCGATTATTTTTTCTGTTTCGTGCGCCTTGTTGATCGTGGCGTGAAGATACTGGAGTGTTTTCTCAGCCGAGGCCTGCGCTTCCCCGTATCCAATAAGCGCATTGGACAATGTGGGGAGGTTTGGTTTATGCATCGGCTGTCCCCCATTTTTCTGCTAGTCCTTCGGTGTAGCCCGGGAATCGTGCGACGTGCATTTCACACATGTCGGCGATCAGGTGTAGTCGTGGACGGTTTTCAATGATCTGCGTATCGGTGGATTCAGGCCAGCCATCATCTTGGTCCGCTAGAGTTCGGAGTTTTTCTATTGACCCAGTCCAGCAACCGATGGTGATTTTCCAGCCGTCGGGGGTGGGGATGAATATTGCCTGATACTGGTAGAAGTTTGAGATTTGCAGAATATGACCAGCCCCCCACAGGTCAGCGTCCGACAGGTCAGCGCCCGACAGGTTAGCCCCCCGCAGGTCAGCGCCCGACAGGTTAGCCCAGCGCAGGTCAGCGCCCGACAGGTTAGCCCAGCGCAGGTTAGCCCAGCGCAGGTTAGCGTCCGACAGGTTAGCGTCCGACAGGTTAGCGTCCGACAGGTTAGCGTCCGACAGGTTAGCGTCCGACAGGTTAGCGTCCGACAGGTCAGCCCCCCGCAGGTCAGCCCCCCACAGATCAGCCTTCCGCAGGTCAGCGTCGGCTAGGGTTTCGAGATCTAGGGTCAGCAAGAGTAGGTAGTGTGTTAATCGCGCGTGTGGGTTTTCTTTACGCCATACGGCGATTTTCTCAGCGTTCGTTTTCATTAGTTTTCTTCTTTCATCATCAAGTGAGATAAACGGAGCACGAGCGGCCAAGCCAGAGAGACGCACAACATCGCGCCAGCTCCGTATGTGATGCGTTCCCAGCCTTCAACGAACTGTGACAAGGCGACGAGATTCCCGCCAGCGACGGTTAACCCACCGGCGATGATTGTGTAAAGAATTTTCATTTTCAGGATGCCTTTCTGCGATTTCGTGCGCGTGTACTCCTTGGGGCGATAGCGTTAGGTGAAGAATCGGGGTGTTTGATGCCGCGTTTAGCGCGTATATAGTCGTCGATTGCGTTTTTAGGTATCCGCCACCGGATACCGATTTTGAATGATCCGGGGAACTCGCCTTTTGAGGCGTAGATTGCGACTGTTTCGGGGCTGATTTTTAGACGCTCGGCAACATCAGCAGTGGTTAAAAGTTCGGCTGTCATTTGCTGGCCTCTTTCTGTTTCAACGCGGCTTGATATAGCAGATGCACACGGATCAGCTTCGTGAGACTAAGCTTTGGTTTCGTATCCATCAGGCCGCCTCTTTCCCGTCTTGAGCCAGAAACTTATTGACGAAATACAGTTGGCCTTTACCAGTCACCTTCGGTGTGAGAGATACCGACGTGTGCCCGTCCGAATGGTTCACGACAGTTTCTTTAATCTCAAACAGACCCATGTCCATTGCCCGCTGTGTTGGTTTGTTCCAGCTCGAACCTTTCTGCCGGATCAAGTAGCCGTTTTCGCGTAGCCAGCTAAACAACCGGTTCTGTCCGATGTTGATACCGTTACCGCGTAGAATCTTTGCTAGTTCGCCGATGAGGATTGATGTGTGTGACACGGCGACTGAGTCTGCGAATAAGACTTTCGGCGCATCCTGCTCAACCTTGGCTTCGAGTTGGTTGCGGGCTTCCTGCTCGGTCTTCAACTCGGTAGCGAGCCGGATAATAAAATCAGGATTCGTCAATGTCTGCTCGATGACCTCTGGGGTCATGTATGCGCCATGCTTACGAACAGACGGGATGACTTCTTCGGTGACCCACTTGCGGAATGGCTTAGCGGCAGGGTTGTTCGAACGAATAAGCGCAGTATAAAGACCAGACTCGTTAATCACGGTCACTTTCTGATCTCCACCAGGGGTTGGCACGATCTGCCATCCCTTATCTTCTTCGTCGATCATGCGAGTGATCCGGCTGCTGGATTGTAATCCGAGGACTGCTGCAACGTCTTTAGCTACAAACCAAGGCTCATCACCTTTCCTAATAACGCGAACGTTGCTATTGTTGTAACTGAATGGAATCAGATTATTGTTCATATGTGTTTTCCTTTCATCGACCGTTCGAGATGCGACCTCGGACGGTCACCTATATATGTGTGTTTATGTGTGCCTACTCAATAGAGAGGAGGTGAAAAGATTGTTATCTCGCAGACAAGCCCTGCTAGAAGCGCTAGGGAACATTGCCCAAGGGACTCAAGAAGCCGCAAACTTGAAAAACTCAGCGACAGACCCAGATGTACGCCGTCTAGCAAACAGCCTGTACTACATTGGATACGGTGCCCAGCAAGCGATTTACGCATTAACTGATCGCGGACGGATAAACGATCTCGACCTTTAAGCCCTGCGCCTTGCCTATCTTGACAAGTAGCTTGGCTATTTTTTCTTTGGACATCGGGATCTCGCCATTCAACATTGCGGTGAGGGCCCGAGCCTCTCTCACGCCAGAGCGACCTTCCCAGAACCTAGCTGAACAATCATCAAGAAATTCAAAAGCCTTTCTGAATGATTCTTCGTTCTCTTCACTTTTAGCTTTGTCTGATTCGAGCATCTGTTCAATATCCGTGCTAGTCTTAGCTTGCTTTTCCTCTATCTGGCGCATTGTCTGCCGGGTAGAATCTCCGTGCGACTTTGGCTGGTTCTCATCGGCCCCCAACATCTTCTGGGCGGCGGTCAGGTGTTCTAGTATCAGGTCGACGTGTTTCTTGGCGCGTTCTTTGTTGTCTGGTTTGAACGCATAGAGCGCGTCAAGAATCGCGTTAGCCATCCGTAAATGATTCCGGACATCATCCAACCATTCAGGGAACTGGTATTCGCTCATTCCTTTCTCCTTTCTTTTCACTTGTTGCATTTAATGCAACAACTGGTTGCTGGGTTGATGAATCTTGAAGCAGTCCCGCAGTTAGTACAGTGTCGTCGCCAAGGAACATGTTCGCGTTTGCATTTCGTGCAACAGGTTCGCGGGAATCGAAAAGTCTGTACTTCAGGTGTTGGATCGGCTGGAGTACCGATCAGCTTGAGTTTTACGGGATTCTTCATTGGTGTCCTTCTTATGCGGCGGTTTCTTTTCGATTTTCTTCGGCTTGTTTGAGTAGCATCCAGGCTTTAGCTCCGAGAGCTTCTGCGACCATCTCCAGTTGATCTACTCCGAGTTGACTTTCTTCTTTGTATATTTTTCGCCACAAGGTAGATCGTGGAATTTTGGTAAGAGTGGCTAGCTTCGATGGCTTGATTTTCTTTCGTGCGGCTTGGGCACGAATTTCTTCGTTTACGTGTTCGCTGAGCATATTTCGTTCACCTCCTCAATTTCAATGTTGAAATCGGCTCATAACATTAACGTAATTTCACTATTGAAATTTGTCAAGGCGTATTGTGTGTCAATTTCAAATATGAAATAATAAAAGCGTGAAAAGACAAGTAAAACAACGCACTGATGTGACACCACTCATATTTAATATTGTTGAGATAATCAAGGCGTCACTGAAAGATGCTGAGTTAGAACAGAAACAATTAGCGAAGCTGACAAACATTTCAGAGCCCAGTATGAGCCGCATTATGAAACGTCAGCGGGTTATGGATATCAACGAGCTGGATTTCATATGTAAAGCGCTAGGGCTGACTACTTGGAAAGTAGTTAAACAAGCCGAAGAAGCACTACTCCCGCCGCGCAACATCGCGTCTCTTGATGATCGTCGTCGAAACATGTCGGAGGAGCCGCCTAACATAGAATTGTTAGCATCAAGCCCGCACAATATCGAAGAAGATCAACCTAGCTACGACGACTTCTAAAAGGAGGAACCCCGTGACTGTCGAAGAATTAGAACAATTCATCGAGAGTCACGGGGTTAAAATCGTCTACACTCCGCAGCTCGAAACATGCGGCGGATACAGTAAACAACACCAAACAATTTACATGCCAGGCAGCTATCAATCCCTACCGAAGAACGCACTCAGCGTACTCGCTCACGAGTATGCGCATCATCTGCTCGGCCACGACGGGCCACAACCACCAACCGAGGAAGAACGAGCAGACCGACTAGCCGCGCAACTCATCATCTCGCCCACCGAGTACGAGTTAGCGGAAAAACTGCACGAGGGGCAACTCTCAGCCATCGCCGAAGAGTTGGGTGTAACAACCTGGATCGTCAAAGCCTACCAGCGTTGTTTACGCGTAAGCTAAAATGCAATCATCTTCAGGAAACAGGACAAGCAAGAGGATTTGATAATGAAAAATAAATCTTGGAAGTTTTGGGCACTTATCGTCGTCGCCGTATTCGTTATTATCGGCGCAGGCCAGCAACTAGGGCTAATCAACGATCCGAATAAGGAAACCGGCAAGGAGAACTCACAGACTACTGCCGAGCCTACAGAAACAAAAGAAACTCCTGCATCAAGTGAAAAGACAACAGGCGGAATTGACTACGGTCACGCAGTCCAGGCGTGCGACAACACGGCAAAAGACCAGCTTTTCCCAGGCGCGAAATACAATTCCGACCCAATAATGGGAGAACAAAAATCTGGGGTTGGTATTGATGATTCCCAGTTCCTTGCCGTGTATAACGTCAAGGTTGATGGACATAAAACCGCTATCACGTGCCTCGTAGATGGAACTGTGGATGCGATTAACGTCGTGAGTATCAAAGAAACAGAGTGGAAATAACCGCGCGTATATGAAAATAGCCCTTGCAGTCAGTTACGGCTGCAGGGGCACTTCTTGTTTCTAGATAAGCTTATCGCTTGCGGTCTACATGCGCTCATAGCCACCCTCAAAGAACGGAAGAACTAATGCCCACACGCTACCTTTCGCTACACGGGTACGCCCAGCGCGTAGGCATCGCCTACAGTACAGCCCGAACCTACCAAAATCAGAAACGGCTAGCCCCACCAGACGCAATCATCGGAGAAGGAAATGCAACAACCTATGGTTGGCTCCCCGAAACAGTCGACAACTGGCAAGCCAACCGTCCAGGGCGTGGTGCTAGAACCGACCTACAAAAATAAAACGATAAGCCCCAGCAAGCGTTCATGCCTGCTGGGGCTTGTTGTTTTACTCAGCTTCTATTACTTCCGCGTCCACCACATCATCGCCGGTCGTGATCTGTTTCGGTGGAGCGATTTCCGGTAAGGCTGGCGAGAGTTCGGTGCCGATTGCTTCAGCCGCGCCAGCCCAAGATTCACGCGAAAGATGCCCGTAAGTATCGACAGTTGTTTGGATTGATTCGTGTCCGAGCCGTCGTTGAATCACCGGCAACGGCGTGCCGAGCTTAATTAACGCCGAGGCGTGAGAATGTCGTAGATCGTGCAAGCCTGGGTTGCCGTCGATTCCCGCCGCGGCAGTAGCCTTATGCCAATGCCGGTCAACGAAGGAGTTCAGATTCATTGGGCGCGCCGGGTCTTTCGGTGAGTGAAAAAGTAGCGCGTCTGATTTTTCGAATGAGCGCACGAACGGCTCGAGCACGGCGACGACGTTCGCCGGTAAGGTGATTGTGCGATATGCGGCGCGGGATTTTGGCGAGCCAAGATAGGAGCCTTGTTTGTCTTTCTTGAATGCTTTCTCGATACGTACCGTGGCTGGGTTTGCGTCGAAATCAAAATCTGCTGGTGTGAGTGCGATAGCTTCACCGCGCCGGATGCCCGTTGAGTAGATGAGCAGGATGAGTGGATGGAATCGCTCCGGCAGGTGCTCGAGGATTTTCGCGATCTGTTCACCTGTCAGATACATCTTTTCTTTCTTCGCCTGATCGCGCGGTATCTTCACACCCTTAGCTGGATTCGAGCTAATAATGCCTTGCTCGATCGCATACTCACACACGGACGACAAGATACCTTGCGCGTTGCGGATGCTTTTTGGCGAGTAGAATCCGCCGGTGCGGGTGGGTTGGGAGCGTTGCCATGCTATCCATGATTCGACTGCGGTTTTCGTGAGTGTTGATATTGGCATTTTGTCTGGGAAGAATTTGAGCCAGGTTCGTTTCGCTACCCGCCGGTAATCTTCGCCTGTGCCGCGAGCGCCGTATGAATCTACACGCGCGATGTAGACTTCAAGCACATCTTCGATCGTTTTGATTGCCAGGCTTGTATCGGATGCGTCTCGCAGTTCGCGTGCTGCTTTACCGCCGATGGAATCGACTAACTGCCGGAATGCTTGCGCGTCCGCAAGATTATCGAATGTTTCGGTGGTTGGGTTTGCGCCTTTTTCAATGCGGAAACGAACCCTGTAAGAAACTGTTCCGTCTGCCCGCCGACGCGGTTCTATGCCTTTTATCAT